TCCACTCGCGCAGCGCCTCGATCGCCTTGTTCAGCTCGACATCGGCGGTGCGCGCCGACATCAGCGACGGCAGCCTGGCGGGGGCGTTCGCGTTCGGGCCGCGGCGGGTCAGCGTGGCCATCAGCGCAGCTCCTCGGCGGTGCTGGCCAGGCGCACCGATGTGACCTGGCTCGCGCTCTCGATCTCGACCTCCCAGCGCGAGAACGCACCGTCGGGCATGCGGATCGGCTCTCGATCGGTGATGGTCACGGTGTCGAACAGCGTGCCGTCGGCGTACGTGCGCACGATCACGTCGTCATCGAACGGCCCGTTGACCCGCAGCCAGGCGAACCCGGGCCGCTCGCGCAGCACCACCAGCTTCGTCCGCCAGGTCCCGGCCACCACGTCGCCGGCGTAGAGCGGCACGATGTCGGTGTCGGCCACCACGAACAGCGTGTCCAGCACCAGGCTCGCGTGCGCGCCGACGGCCGCGGCATCGTCGAGGGTGCTGATGCGCCCGGTCGGGATGTCGAGCACCACGCAGCTCATACCCGCAGCTCCTGCGCCGTTCCGGCCACCACCAGGCGGCTGAAGTGCTCGGTGGATTCGACCTCGATTTCCCACTCGCGGTACTGGCCGTCGGGCAGCCGGGCCGGCTCGTCGCTCACCAGGGTGTCCTCGAACCACAGCACGCCGTCGGCGTAGATCCGCACGAGCACGCCCTCGTCGCAGCCCTCCACCGCGATCCAGGCCATCGGCGGCTGATCGTCGAACACGATCCGCTTCGAGCGCCACAGCCCGGTGCGCGGCGCGGCGCCGGACAGGAACGGCAGGATCGTCGTCCCGTCGACCACGAACATCTCGTCGGCCACCAGGTCGGTGAAGGCATCGCCGTGCACGGGCTCGGTGCCCTCGACGGGCGCGTCGATCGGAGCCGCCACCGGGTCTTCGCCGAACTCGAGCTGGAAGCGCAGCTGATCGGTCATGCCCCAGCGGATGATGCGGGTGGTGTCGGCCGGCACTGCTTCCATCAGGTACGCCACGCCGTAGCGGTCGCGCTGGCGGCGGTAGATCACATTCCCGCCGAGCAGGTAGAACAGCACGACGTCGTTGAGCCCGACCTCGGCGGCGCGCTTGTCGTCCATCGCAACCACCGGGCTCGTCGCGCCCGGGAAGCTGCTGGTGACGTAGGCCGCGGCGTCGGAGTCGTACCAGTAGAACCGCGCGATGCCGCCGGCCACGTACGCCACCTGCGGCCGCATGTTCTGGTCGAAGGCCAGCGCGATCTCGGTGATGTCGCTGGCGCTGGTGATGTCGGTCCAGGCGCCGCCGCTTTCCGGCCTGGTCTGGATCACGCCGCCGGCGACGCGCGCCTCCCACACCTGGTATTGCAGGCCCTGGCTCGGGTCGCCGATGGCGATGCCGGCCAGCTCGTAGTCCACCAGCAGCGATGTGCGCGCGCGGTCGTCCGGCGCGAGGAAATTGCCCTCGACCGGCTCGTCGGTGAACTGGCTTTCGGGCAGGGCCACGCGCTCAATGCCTCGTCCAGGACTGCTTCCACACCATCGACAGCTCCTTGGTGTTGTCCTTGCTGATGTTGGCGTCGAGCACGCACTGGTACGTGCCGAACAGCCCGGTGAAGCTGAAGCCGCGGATGCCGCTGGCCTCGTTGCCGTTGGCCGTGCTCCACTTCGTCGTGAACTTGCACTGGAGGCTGCTGGGCACGTAACCCGAGTTGGTGATCTCGGAGGAGAAGTAGGCGAAGCCGCTGCCGCCCCCGGTCTGCGGCGAAGCCGTGCCGCCGCTGGTCTGGCGCAGGAAGGTGTCGCTGATCGGGCCGAGCACGGCTGGCGCGCCGTACACCTGCGCGCCAGCGTTCGCGCCGGCGGCCAGGCCGATCATCGGCCCGCACCACGAGCGCGTGGTCGCCTGCAACGAGAGCAGGTTGGGTGCCCACCCGTAGTTGATCTGCATGCGGTTGTTGGTGTTCGCATAGAGCGGCCGCACGGTGTAGTTGTAGGTCGTGCCGTTGATGATCACCGAGCCGGTCACATCGTCGGTGGTCTCCTCCGGCACATAGATGCGGATCTCGTACGTGACGGTCAGCTGGTCGATCGACAGCAGCGTGATCGCCGGCGAGACCAGCGAGCGCGAGAACACGTTGGTGGTCGTCCAGCCGACGCCGACCTCGGCGATGTTGCCGGTGACGGCGCCCTGCGCGAACGGGTAGGTGCGACGCTCCCAGCCGTAGCGGGGGGCCGTCGTGACGAGCCCGCTCGAGGATGTGCCGCCGCTGGCGTTGTAGTCGAGCGATGCGACCTGCGCCTGCAGCGTGGTGTTGCCGACCACCGGCGAAGTGTTCCCCGTGCCCACCATGCAGTAGCGGAACAGCGCCTTGGCCTCGCCCAGGCCCTCGAGCCCGACATCGGTGATCAGGTTGTCCCGCCACTCGCGCACGGCGATGACCCTGCCGTGCCGTCGCACGGTGGCGCGGTAGTGGCCGCTGAAGCGGGCGGCGGGCAGCTTCATTTGGACGACGTTCATGCGAGCACTCCAGAATCCAGGCCCGCGGAAACGTCCAGCGCTTCCAGCACGTCCTGGTTGATGTAGTTGATGACGACCTCCAGGAGGCCGCTGTCCAGGCCGCCAGCCACCGCCAGCTCCTCCTCGTCGGCGGTGATCGAGACGTACGCGATCACCGTCGTGACCTCGCCGCCGTCCAGGTCCGCCAGCGGGTCGATCGCCTCGATCTCGGCATCGAAGGCCTCGTAGTTGATGACCACGTCGACTGACCCATCGTCCACGGAGGCCGACACATCGAGGTTGTCCACCGGGTCCCAGATGTGCCCGGTCAGCGCCAGCGGCGCCACGTCCATGCCCTCGACGATCTCGATGGGGTACAGCAGCGACGTGAGGATCGGCCCCATCGCCGGCGGCGGCGGCGGTTCCGTCCCCTCGCCAGGCACGCCGGCCATCGTCGACAGCCGCCGCGTCATCAGCTCGAGCACGATGATGGTCACGGCTCACCCGTCCACAGGTGGTAGCGCCCCTCGGAGACCGCGGCGAAGCTGTTCTCCAGGCCGAGCGCCTGCCAGTCCTCCTTCGTGTAGTGCGCCAGGGTGAGGCACTTCACGCCGGTCGCGTCGGCCGCGCAGATGCCGTCAGGCGAGGCGAACAGCACGCCGCCCTCGGTGCTTACCGCGCTGCGCTTGCTGATGCAGGCCTGCGGGCTCTCCGTCACCTGCAACGACATCGACGCCGAGTCGGCGCCGGAGGCGTAGACCGGCGTGCCCTCGGTCAGCACCACGCAGGTCTGGCCGAAGACGCCCAGCGCCACGATGTTGTGCTGCAGCGCGTGCTGGTACTCCTCGGGCCAGGCGTACGGGTGGTATGGCTCGGCGAAGCACAGGATGTTCGTGCCCTCGCGGAAGCCCGCCATGATCCCGTTGGGCAGGCCCACGAGCCCGATCAGGTCGGCCGGCGGCTCGATCCACGTGGCGGTCTGGCAGGGCTCCTGTAGCTCCTCGGCCAGCAGGTCATCGTCGAACGTCAGCTCCGCGATCGGGGCCTCGGTCACGTAGTCGAAGCTGGCCCCAGTGTTCGAGCTCGTGGAGCGGTACAGCCGCCAGTGCGTGACCGTGCCGTACGGCGCGCCGAAGCTCGGCGGGGTGATGTTCACGGTGAACGTGTCGTTCGCGTCCATCGTGATCAGCAGCGACGGCGGGCTGGGCGCGGACTCCTCGCCCCAGTCGGTCACGTAGGTGTAGATGTAGCTGCGGGTCTCGGTGCGCTGCACCGTGGCGGTGGGCACGATCCACACATACCGCTGAAGCAGCGCGGCCAGGGTGTCGCGCAGCGTGCTGTTCAGGTTGGCGTAGTGCGAGTCGACGGCGGTGGCCGCCGTGCGCAGCGCGGTGATCGCGGCGCGCAGCGCGTCGGCGCGCGTGCTCGCGGTGTCCGAGCGCGCCACCTGGCCGATGACGGCAGCCTGCGAGGCGTTCAGCGCGGCGATCAGCGAGGCAGCCGGATCCTCGGCGGGATCGTAGATACCTGCGATCAGGTCGGCGATCTCGGTGCAGCTGGCGTCGGGGATCAGCTGGTCGACGTTCTCGGGCGGCTTGCGGATGGCCTGGAGTGCGGTGAACAGCGTGGCGGTGTTGATCGAATAGCCGGTGGCCAGCCAGCGCATCGGCACGGCCCAGTAGTCCAGCCCGGTGTAGTTGATCTGCTTGCCGCCCAGCGCCGGCGTCAGCAGGTAGGCGTCGGAGGCCGCCGTCGTGGTCGCGCCGGTCATCGGCGCCGCGTAGGCGATGTCTCGCGCCTCGGCCGTCGGCAGCTCGTCGTCGTCGCCATGCGCCATCCAGATCGCGCTGAGGTAGCCGGTGGTCGGCTTCGCGTTGCCCAGCGTGTTCGAGCTGCGCGAGGCGATCGAGGCGGCCACGATCTCCTCGTAGATCCGCGTCAGCGCCTCCCGATACTCCTCCTCGGTGAACTGGTCGCCCGGGATCGTCGTGCCGGTGGGCGCCACCGTCGGCGCCGGCACGCCCAGCCGGCGATACGCGCCGCCCTGCCAGGCCTCGGGATAGGCCGAGCGCCCGGTGAGATAGACCCGCTCCGAGTCGGCGTCGTTGATCTGACCGTTCACATAGTCGGTATCGGTCGTGCTCGACAGCCAGACCCCCGACGGCGTGCGGTGGATGGAGATCGTGCCCGCCGGCACCGTCTCCACGGATGCGCCAAGCTCGCGCACGGGCCTGAAGTCCCCGAACCGCAGGTCCAGGTTGTGCGCGGTCTGCGCCTCCTCGGCCGGCAGCTTGCGCGGCTCCACCGACGGCCGGATGCCGCCGAACACCTTGATGTCGATGGCGGCCATCCGCTCGCCCCCTTCAGGTCAGGATTCCGCCGTGCGCACAGGCCGCGTGCCGCTCTCGGTGGCCGAGCGCCGCGGCGAGTTGGCGCGGGTCGACGTGGCCTCGACGCCCAGCTCCTGCAGCGCGGCCGCGCGGTGCGCAGCGGCCCGGTCGGCGTTCACGCGGTACTCGGCGTCTTTCTCGAAGCACAGCGCCAGCACCAGGTTGTAGGCCGCCGCCTCGAAGTGGTCGGGCATGACCAGCGAGCCGGTGACGACGGTGATCGCCGAGCCGTCGGCCGGGATGTCGATGTCGGCCGGCACAGCGGCGACCTGCGCCTCCACCGAGGCGCCGGATCCGGCGGCCGGCGGGTAGACGAAGAACGTGCGCGGGTAGCGCTCGTCGAACGTGTAGTGCAGGATCTCGGTGACGCCCGTCGCGTTCTGCCACTCGGGCTCCTCGGCGTCCAGCAGCCGGCGATCGACCAGCGTGATGCCGCGCTTCGTGCCCCCGGTGTTGCGGATCACCGAGAGCAGCCGGGTGTGCTTGTCGTCGCTGAGGGTCTGCTTCGCGCCGGCGCCCAGCCCCACGCTCACGATCTGCGATCCGGCGTCGGGGCGCAGCGTCACGATCTCGCGGCGCGCGGCGTTGAAGCTGCGGCACAGCTCGGGCACCTTCCAGCGCCGGGCCGTCAGGTCCTGGAGCGTGGACTGCGCGCGCAGCAGCAGGGTTTGTGCGGCGATGGCCATGCGTCAGAACCAGTGCGGCCGCAGCCGCGCACGTTGCCCCGTACCGCCGCGCGACACGTCGTTGATCGCCCTGGCGATGTGCGCCTCGAACATGCCGGCGAACTTGGCCGCCTCGTCGGGATCGCCGAAGGTGGCGCCCTTGATGCGGAACAGCTCGGCCAGTGCGCCGTCGACGATCGCCTCGAAGTAGCGGCTGGCCAGCAGCTCGAAGCCGCAGGCCGCGGCGCTGGGAGTGGGCTGGAGCGCCACGCGCGCGCGCACCACGGCGCCGCTCGTGATGGCGCCGGCCAGGGTGAACGTCACCAGGTCGTCGGTGATGACCTGGCGCTCAAGGCCCGCGGCGATGTCCTCGTCCTCCCAGTCCTTGTCGGGCACGTGGAACTGGGTGACGGTCACGGGGTCGCCGTTCACCGTGGCCCTCTCGATGCGCAGCGCCTCGGCGCCGGTGGGCAGCGTGGGCGTGAACTGGGTGGCTGGGTCGACCGTTTGCACGCAGGGCAGCCACACCTTCCAGGCGTAGGTGCGGCTGCAGAACTTGCGGGCCGCGCGGCGCAGCGTGCGCCGCACCGTCGGCACCGGCGCGCTGGGCACGTGGACCAGCACGTCGGGCAGGAAGTCGTCCCAGGAGGCCACGGTCGATCAGTCTGCGGCGGCGGGCTTCGCTGCCTTCGGGGCCTTCGGGGCCTTGGCCTTCGGGGCCTTGGCCTTCGGCGGCTTCGGAGGGGTGTTGGCCTCGAGCGGCGGCGCGTCAGGGTCGATCACGTCGTCGTCGTCCTCGTCGTCCTGGCCGTCGTCGGACTCGCCCGCCTCGGCCTTGCGCCTGGCCTCGGCCTCGGCCAGCAGCTGGTCGGCCTGGCCGAAGTCGGCTTCGTCGGCGGGCTCGAAGCGCTCGCCCAGGGTGAGGAAATGGGCCACGTCGCCGGTGTCCGGCACGTCGGCCACCATCAGGCCGTCGTCGTCCATCTTGAATTCGTACACCGCGCCGCTCGGGCCGGTCGCCTTGACGGGCGCGCCACCGCGGCGCGGTGGCACATTGCAGATCAGCTTCATCGCTCGCTCCGGTTTGATTTCCCTGCCGGGAAGAAAGAACGGGGCCAACGCAGGGCCCCGTTCAGGTTCGCTCAAGTCGCTGTCGACAACCAGGCGTCAGCCGCCCGCAGCGCGGTAGGTCAGCTCGATGGACAGGTTGCCGGCCACGGCGGTCGTCGGCGCGGTGTTGATCTTCACACCCAGGCGACGGTCGCTGGACGAGGCTTGCACCGCGGCCATGTTGGCCAGGGTGCGCGTCATCGCCAGGTCGAACGCGGTGGCCGTCGCCACGTTCACGCCCCACGCGCCGCCACCGTCGGCGGCATCGGTCGACAGGTTGGCGCCGCTACCGTCCCAGATGCCGACCGCGGCCACCAGCGCGGCCGTGCTCGAGTCCAGGTCGTCGGCGATGATGCGCACTTCGACCGGGATGCAGCCGGCCGGCAGCCAGCCGAACTGGCCGATGGTGTTGACCGCCAGGTCGCCCGTGGCCATCGCCAGCGTGAAGCGCACGGTGACGTTCTCGCGCCCGGCCGGGAAGGGCACCGGCTTGCGGCCGGTGATGTAGTCGTTGGAACCGGTGAAAGCCATGTTCTGCTCCGCTCCTGTGGGTCGATCAGCGGCCGGTCGAGGCGGCGGCGGTGTCCAGGGCGAACACCCCGAAGTCCTGCGCCGTGCCGTCGATCGTGAACCGCACCTTCTTGACGCCGAAGATGGCGCTGGTGGAGATCACCACCTTGTCGCCGTTGTCGCGCGTCTCCTCGTACCAGCTGTACCGCATGCCGGTGCCTGGCGAGCCGTAGGCCACCACCGCGGCCTGGCTGCCCATGAAGAGCGCGCGCGCGGCCTCCACGTTCGCGCCGGAACCCGCGTTGTTGAAGCGGATGACGTTGCGGTGCGAGTGAAGGATGCAGCCGCGGTACATGCCCAGGCCGCCCTTGAAGAGCGGGCTGTTGCGGCCCTCGGCGGTGGCGGCAGCCTTCTGGATGTCCA